CGTTTCTTTTGTGGACCTCTGGCAATTTGTTCGTCAGGATTATCCCGACGCTTCTGCCCGAGGTATTCAGCACGGATTCGGTTTCGGAGGTCTCGGAGCAGAGGTTTTACACCCGAGAGATAGGTGGATACGATGCTCTCTTTGCTCTGGCCCGAGTACGAGTCTTGATGAGCGCGTTTCCACAGTGCGGACATCCTCCGACCGTGGGATTGATCCTTGAGTAGAAGCTGATTGGCCTCGTTGATGACATCAGTTACGATGGAGGCCTTCATCCGCTCCGTCATTGTTCCGGAAGGATCCAGTCCGTTCCGGAGAATTCGGTCTAGCGAGCCGGTGACACGACCAAATATTTCTCCGTCGGCCTCCCTAAACCGAGTCGTAGCCCACTCCTGCCGTTCCTGCTGGAGCTGGAGTTCAGCCGGATTCGGAGCTGCACCACGCTTCTTCGCAATGTCGGGGATTTCTCCACCGTTAGCAAAGACGAAATTCGCCAGGTGACGGGCCGACATCCCGAGGTTCTTGTCGCCGATACGTTCCGCGTGTTTATACGCAAGGAAGATGAGCTCCTCGATGATTGGCTCGGTAACGGAGATGTAGGCTTTCTCGTCCAGCTGCCGGAGCTGTGGGAGCCAGTTTTCGACCACCTTCTCAAACGCGCGAGGATTGTTCGCATGAAGCTCCCGCATCAGAAGTTCGGGAGTCCCAGCTACCAGAGACTGTTCGAGCTGATCGTAGTTCTCAGCCTTGACCGCAGCTTCTCCAGCCTCCTCGGGATTCGTGAAGTGCTTGGAGAACTCGGCGTCCCGAAAGAGGGAGGACTTGAGAACCGGGAACTTCTTGAAAACTTCAGGAAATTCCTTCTTTATCGCTTTGATGGATGGACGACCAGGAATACTCGGCTCGGGTTCCTGCTCTTCCTTTTCATCCTCCTCCTCGTCAGGGGGAGCTTCATCCTCCTCGATATCCTCGCCGACGGTGGTGACGTCTTTGTCTGGCTCATCTAACGGCTCCTCAAGGTCCTCGGCTGGAGCTTCAGCATCAGAATTGAGAACATCCATGTCCTGAGCGAAATCGCCATCACCACCAGAACCGGAGGCATCATCGGGGGAGAAAAACGGAATCAGATTAAGAGTCATGGGCTCCTACGTCCTTTTGGCAGAGACGGTTACACCGGAGGTCGTGCAACGGACAAAGCGCGCGCCAGTCTGAATCCCGGTCGTATTCGCTCCGGCGAGCGCACCCCAGGTTGTACCATCCACGGAGGCGTCGATGGCAGCTGAGGAGAAAACGAAGCAGTTGTTCGTCGGGAGCGCCGCGACCTCATTCTGGAGGAGAGTCGTGGGGACTCCTTGTGGAATCTGTTGAGTAGGCATTAGCTACCTCCCTGAGTCGCGTTATTCTGGCCCTTAGGCTTTTTCTCGTTTGGAGGAGGCCCATTCTGTTGAGCCTGCATCATCTGCTCCTGCATCTGTTGCTGCTGCACGACCTGCTGGTGCGCTTCCATGTGGAGCATGACGTTCATGTACGCGCCGGGATTTTCTTTCTTGTATTGGAGGCCGATTTCTGACTTGAGCCACGCCTGACACGTCGTCATCTCGATTTCGTTGTTATCGAGAGTCGGATTGATTGGAACCGTTGACTCAGGCTGTGCAGGCTGTCCATTCGGTCCCATCATGCCCTGAGGAGGCATAATCGGCTCAGCCTGAATTAGCTCACCAATCTCAATGAGCTGCTTGTTTCTGTCGTCGTCACCCGGAATGTAGAGCTCAGGAACGCCGATAATCATCGCAACAAGACCCGCGTTCTCAGGATGGCGGAGGACGTTCATCACATCCTCATTGCCGCTCTGGAACAGATTCAGGATCATATCCCTTTTTGCAGCCCAGGAGATTGGGAAACTCTCGTTTACGTCCGGTTCAACCTCTCCAACCTTGCCGATGAGATGGGTCTTGCGAATCCACACGTTGATGTAGGTCGAGCCTCTCTTTTCAACGTACTTCTCATCCTCGAGCATGTTGATTGCAAAACTCCGAACCGATTTGGAGAGCATCTGCGCCCACCAAATTTTCACAACCTTCCAGGTAATCTGGAGCCGTTGGAGGGCTTGCGCGCGACTCATCTCGTATTCTTTGGCGGTGCCAGAACCTCCTGAGATGGATCCACCAAAGACCGTCGGTAGAGCGCCTGACACAAACTGTCCGACTCTTTCAAGCCGATTAAGGAATTTATCAATCTCCTGCGAAATTGACGAGGTCTTAGCTTCGAAAAATCCCGAGCTAAGATTTTGTCCTGCGGGCGCTTTTGCAGGAGAAACCTGACCAGGTCTAGCCTCTGATCGACTGTAAGCATCGAAATCAAGAACGTCAGGATCCGCATAAAGCTCTGGAATCCCGAACTCGATACCTTCGAGGGTGAGATTCCAGCCCTCGTTTGTCATGTCCTGTATTGGTATTACCGCACTTCCGACACTTTCTGCATGGAGGCTCTCGGCGAGCGGGTGCTCGGTCATGGTCCAATGGTCGGAGAGCAAATCCGGAACGCCCTCTACGACTAGGTCCTTGTTGATGACGACCACGTAACACCCATTAGGATACATTTCCTTCAGGGTCGCGATGTCGTCATCTCGAACGCCGACGCCGAGAATGTTGAACGACCACGGAGCCAACCAGCATCTCCGGGTCGTACAGAGGTCAGTAGCGACGTCACCCTTATACATCTGGTTCGTTCGCATTGAACGATCAAATGAATCAAGGTCCATGAGAGGCTGAATCCTCTCCGCTATTTCTGGGTAGATGTCCTGGAGCTTCGCGTAATGCTCCTCAGTTTCGAGGATGAGGTAGGGAAGATCCTCTTTCTTCGTAGCCCACGGCGAAATCTTCACGTTCAGAGGCCCGTAGACCTCCAAGCACTCGCGCGCCTTCGGAACCTTCTCGTAGCCGGTAATGCGGTCGATGATTTCCTCGAAGTCGTCAGACTCCGGCATGTTCTCGTAGCCGCACTGTGGACACTGCTGGACGCCAATCGCGTTCTTCGCAGCCGGGGGCATCGACGGATTTGGCGGTTCCGCGGGATTAGCAGGAGGAAACGGGCTAGGTGGAGACGGATTGTTTCCTGGATTTGGCTCCTCCTCTCCAAACGGAGGCAGGCCACCTACGGGAGCTGTGAGAGGCGCTCCTGGAGGATTGGCAGAAATCTCGTCAGCGCCAAGGGAGTATCCACAGTTCGCACAGTAATACTCACGAGTGACGACGTTGACCTCGGAAACGACAGGTTTCTCGTAAGTCCCGTATTTACCTGAGGCCCGATTTTCGTTGTATCCAAAAACCACCCCTTGATTATACAGGATATAGAGCGCCTTCATAAAGAGGAGCTCAGCGAAGTTGTGCTTCTGGATGAGCATCCCAATCTTCGTGTAGGCTTTCGCGGTCGAAATGTCGTCGGGATTCTCAGCGTTATCCGGTACGAATGGAACGGTAGGAAGGGCAGTCGACATCGCAGCGATGATGACCTCACCATACGCGCGATAGATGTTGATGATTTTGGCGTAGAGAGCTGGGTCCAGGTTGTTTCCGGGATCCTCGTCACGGACTTGATCCGGAGTGCGCCAATCGAACGCCATATCGCTCCACCAGATATACTGGACGTTATCCCAGTAGAGCATTTGCTTGCGATATTTCTTGATTTGGGCGTCGCGCGCGTATTTATCGTGCTTTTCGAGGTGGTCGATAATTTCGGAGAGCCACTTCGCCTCATCTGAGTCGCAGAAATGATCCTCCTGAATGGGCTCAGTCTCAAGAGGGTCCGGAGTGAGAGCTAGAGCCTCATTGTCCGCAGGGTCCGGAGGAAGCATCAGTCCCTGATCAGGAAGCATCGCCTGAGAAGGGTCTTGGGTGGCAGGTGGGAACATTATCGGCTCATTTCCTCAACATCCTCTGCGATCTGCTCCGATTCGGTCTTTACGCCTCCAGAAACGCGTGTTTCAAGAGCCTCCCTATCCTCGATAACCTTTTTCCAATATCTCTCCCTAGAATCCACCTCCAACTTGGCCGCCTGGACATGCCAAGGAGGTGTGACCTTCTTGATTGGCTTGAGTTCCGATTCTGGGTCACGTTTCTTCTCGGGAGCAGAGAGTAAACCGGCTTTGGTGTATAAGGATCGCCGAATTTCCCGGTCGTCGGCCTCAAATTCACGCAAACGGGACCGCAGAGCTTCGTTATCGTCCCGCAATAGCTCATTTACAGCTTCCAAAGACGAAATACGGGCCTCAAAAGGGGCCGAAAAGAACTTACTGAACCACATTTCGTCCCCTCCTGAACCTAGAACGATGAAGGGACGTTTTTGGTCTAAGATACTTGTGCTCGAACTGGTGCATTTGGTGGTGAAACGTGTTGTAATCGTTCGTGTCTGAGAGCCGCTGTATGATTGCACCCAATTCTGTCTGTTTCTCGTGCTTTTTGTTCGACTCTTTGATGTAACGGGAGTAGGTTTTGATGAGATAACGCCCTCCGTCGTAGGGGTCGTCACCGTCAAACTCAGCTACGTCCTCAGTATTCTTTCCGTCCTTTTGGTCGTAGATGCAAGCCGGAATCGCCTCACGAAAACTGGTGCACGAGCGACAAACTTGGAGCTTTGGGATGTTCTGTTCCGGTGGTTCCGGCTGGAACATCTTAATGTACTCGTTGTAAGCGTCCGTACCGTTCATCCTGAGGACTCGCTGTGCCGTATCTTCGAGGAATCCTTCTTCTGGCACGTATCTCGGAGGCCGATTCTTCCACCTGAGCATTTCGTGCATCAGGAGTTTGCCACCGATTCGGTCGTTGTCTGCTGGTTCAAAGCGGATCCCAGTCGCCGCTGAAATCTGCTCCGCTAGGGTCTTTTGTTCCCCACGATGTCCCCAGGCTGAGGGATCCAACGTCGCCGCACCCAAGTTCTCTAGTTCAAACTGGGAAATACGTCGAACATCGGCACCCCACTCCTCGATGGTAGTCTTTTCACGAACGTACTCACGATAGAGAAAGAGCCTACCGTCCGGGGATACGGCTCCCCATCCAACCCATGTCTTAGCAGTATAACCCCAGTCTGCAGAAATAACGCGAGGCCACCATGCTGGCGGAACGAAGTCTGGAATAACGTGACATGCCCGCTCAGGTTCTCCATGGAATGGAGCGCCAATGTATGGGTCCCGCCACTCACCGAAGACCTGTCCAGAAAATACCCACCAGTCACCATCTATCTTAGCTCGCTGTTCTGCCTCGGGAAGGATACGGAGCCGGTTGATGTAACCGGGGTCCTTCTCCATCAGGTACGGGTTGTCTGTGAGTTTGGCTCGAACGAAGAATCTGTATGAGTCCGTGTATTTGTCGTATAACCTGACGCCACCTTCAGGAGCCGGAGCTACAAATCGATTCCGAACCCACACGTGCCCGATATTCCCTGGATTCGTTGCCGTACGGACGAGAGCTGGGACGTTATCGAGCGTAGATCGGACCCGAGACGTAATGTATCGGTATACAAATTCCAGGAACGCGGTGAGTTCGTCGAATCCAGCGTAGTGATATTCAGCCGTATCATGCTCTCTGGCATCTCGCTCAGTTTCGAGATAAGAGAGTCTAATTCTCGCCCCGGAGGGAAAGGTCCAAACGTGTTTCGTATCATTGTACGTTGCACCCAGGGGCTTATAGAACCCATGAGAGCGAGGAATGAGCGATTCTTCTAGCTGCGGGAAGGTCTGACGAAAAACAACTCCGTGGAATCCAGGCACATCGTGGAATCCATAGAGGATGGGAAGCATAAGGAGAAGCTCTGACTTGCCTCCTCCTGCTGCTCCCCCGTAAAGCGCCTCGAAGATAGAGAACGGGAGCCGAATGAACTCGATTTGCTTGTCATGCGGCTTCCAGAGCTTCTCGTATCTACCGGTGACTGAAATCACTTGGGCTCGGGTCTGGGAGGCGTTGGATTCGGCTTGGCCGGACGACCAGGAAGTTCATTGTCGGGCTTTCCTGGCCTCGACGGGTCGCCCTTGCGCGCGCTCGTACCCTCGAGAACAGGAGGAGGAGCCGCAGCCGCCGCACGTCTCTCCTCGCCGATCCGAATCGCCCGATACTCGAGCAGGTCCGGGAACAAGCGGGGCTCGACGGTGAACAGGAGCGCCGTCAGGGTCGCTTCAGAGACCGCAATGTATTCGTCATCCAGGATCCACTCCTCCGGAGGAGCAGAAGGATTCGTGATACCCACGAGATGACAGACGAGATCACCAGAAAAGACCTTGAGGAGGCCTCTCTTGGTCTCGTAGATGAGCGGCCCGACTCCACGATGACGGAAGATTCCGTTCGGGACAAACGCTCCCTCGAGAGCCGCCATCGCCGTGTTGCTCTCCTGCTCCTCTGCCTTGGCGTCCTCCATGTCCTGGAGCTGAGCTGCTTTTTCGGCTTCATCCGCAGCGGCAATCTCCTCGGGAGTCATGAGGGGAGCCACCGACTTGCCACCGGGACGTGGCAGATTCC